CTGGCTGATCGCCGAAGTGGCGCTGCCGCCGCCGGCAACCGAAACCATTTCCGCCGGCACCCGCGAGGTGTTGGCCGCCGAGCCCGCTTCACTGATGCGCGGCGCTGCGGCGATTGATCCGGCAACGCTGGCAGCAGACCAGTTTATCGGCATGGTCGGCTTTTCGTGGGCGCAATACCGGCTGGGCGAGGATTACCTGATCGTTGCCGGCGGTATCGAGTGGGTTGCCGGAGGTCACGCGCCGCAGGCCGGGGAAAGTTATTCCATCGAAATAATCACCGCGTCCACCGTGCCGATAACCGAACAGCGCGCACTGCCGCTCGATCTGGCGCAACATGCCGTCACTCTCTTCGATTTACCCAAATAAAGGATATCTATCATGGCAAAAGTTCTCAACCTCCGCAGTCTGGAAAACCGCTTCAACTTCAACACGCGCGTTGATACCTACATCGACGGCGACGGCAATCAATCCATAATGCGCTGGATTCCGCCGTTCCGCGCCTGCCGCGCGCTCACCAGCCTCGGCGCGACGGCCACGCCGAGCAATACTGTGGGCGACTGGTTTCATCCGGCGGACATCCCGTCCGGCGCAGTATTAAACACCGACTACGACGTGACCGATATGGGCGGTTGGTGGGCGGATCATTATTTGTGTTCGTCGCCAGATGCCAGCCGCTCCAGCATGGGCACGCTGGCCAACGGCAGCACGGTCAAGGCATACGTTTCGCAACCGGGCGTCGCGCCGCGCGTCGATCAGAATATCGCGCATTTCAAGACCTATCTCGCCGCGCGATTCTCGACCGGCGGATTTGCCGGACAGGTGACCGCGACCGGATGGGCGGGCAAGGGCGGGCTGATGACCGATGCGCACTGGAATGAATTGTGGGTTTGGACACGCATCAACCGCTGGCTGCTGCGCGGCAACACCAACGGCACCAACGCCGCGAACCATATCCCGCAATGGCATAACAACGCGAACGACATCGGCATCTTGGACGGCGCTCAGCTCTCGTCTTACGGCACCTCGATCACCGGCGGCGGCGGCGCAGACTGGGAAGTGCCGCTTTCCGATTTCTGCGGCAACCGCTTCGAATTCACCGATGGACTGCGGCTCTACAACAACGCGATTTATACCGCAGGCAAAACAATCAATCCCCCGGGAAATTATGCGGATGCCGCCTATACCGCCACAGGGCTGAGCATATCCGGTATCAGCAGCGGGCAATCGGTGGCGAGCTACCGCACCGAGTCATCGCTGAAATTGCACAGTATCTCCGCCAGCGGAACAGCTGCTGGCACCGGGCCGATGGACGGGCAGGGGTTCTGGATTACGGCGACCGGCGAAATCATCGCCTTACGTGGTGGCGGTTGCAACGACGGCGCGCAGTGTCCGGGGGCGCTGCACCTCTACAACGGCCCGTCGTTTGCCAGCTGGAGCTTCGGGGCGCGTGCGGTATTGGTGCCCTGAGTTCTGCATCCGGTGATCTGGTGAGAGAGCGATAGCGAACGGTGATGGATGATTTGATTTTAAAACGCAAGCTGGAAGAAATGATCCAGTACGGCTATGTGGCCATGAGCCGCTTCCCAAAGTCGGAGCGGTTCACCTTGGTCGCTGACATCAAGGCCAGCATGTATGCCGCGTTGCGATTGACCATCACCGCGAACAAGCGCTATCACAAGAAGAACACACTTCAAGACCTCGATATCGAGGTCGAGATGCTTAAGTCGCTGGTCAGGACGTCGAAAGACCTGGGGTTTCTGCCATTCAAGCAGTACGAGCACTGGCAGAGCCTCAATGTCGAAATCGGCAGGATGATCGGCGGCTGGATCAAATCCAGCAGGGGCGCGGAATGATGCGCTCAGTGCAGATGGGATTGGCGTCATATCGCCTTACGTGGTGGCAATTGCAACAACGGCGCGCAGTGTCCGGGGGCGCTGAACCTCAACAACGGCCCGTCGAATGCCAACTGGAACATCGGGGCGCGTGCGATATGGGCGACGGGCAGAACGTCGAGGGTCTACGGATCGCGGCGCAGTCCCAAGCCAATACGGATGTCAATCCTTGTTGCGCCGCATTTGCGGCCAGCAAAAATAAAGGTCAAACCCGCCTGTATCGGGCTAGTAACTGCGGCGAAAGTCAGGCGCGGGACGGGTTCTTTTTTGGCGGAAATATGAAACAACACGGCAACCTATTCGAGCGCATCGCCACCTTCGAGAATCTCGAACTGGCCTACAGGAAAGCCGTCAAAGGCAAACGCTACCGCATCGATGCGCTGCGCTTCCGCAACAACCTTGAAGAGAATCTGATCCAGATACAGAACGAACTGATTTGGCAGATGTACGAGCCAAGGCCGTACCGGACATTCATCGTTTACGAACCCAAGCAGCGCACCATCTATGCCGCAGCCTTCCGCGACAGGGTCGTGCACCATGCCATTATGAACGTGCTGGAGCCGATTTGGGACGGGCTGTTCATCGGCAATTCCTACGCATGCCGCAAGAATATGGGAACCCATGAGGGTGTGGCGAAGCTCGACCGCATGCTTCAATCGGCCATGTCTGGCGGCGCTGATGTGTATTGTTTCAAGGCGGACGTGGCGAAGTTTTTTCCCAACATCAACCACCACATCCTGATGACGATCATCCGCCGCAAGATCAAGTGCCAAAAGACGCTGGCGCTGCTGGAGAAGATCGTATTCGCCAACGGTGACATCAATGATCCGCACAGCAAGAATCTGCCAATCGGCAACCTGATCAGCCAGTGGAGCGCGAATTTGTACCTGAACGAGCTGGATTCATTTGCCAAGCAGCAGCTGAAGGCGCGGTATTACATCCGCTATATGGATGATTTCATCATCCTGCACCACGATAAACAGCAGCTGCTCGCCTGGCAGCGCGAAATCATAGGTTTCCTGCAAGCCTGGCTGGCATTGAACCTGAACAACAAGACCAGCATCTTCCCGGTAACGCAGGGCATCGACTTCCTTGGCTACCGCACCTGGGGGCACAAGCGCCTACGTAGCGCCCGCGCCTCGGCGCGGGCGAGGATTGAAACGCTGCTGGGCTGAAGACCGGTCGCTTTGGCAAAAGTA